CTTTACAACAATATAACTCTTGGTTTTCTAAATCGCTTGGGTATGGTCCAGTTTTAACTTGCCCACAAAAACATAAATAAGTTTTAAAATTTTTAAAATTCAATTTAATCACCAATCTTTCAATTTTAGAATAAAAGATTGTAATGCATTATCATTAAACCCTTTGCCTTCTCTTTCATATTCAACGTAACCTCTAGTTTCATAATCTCTACTAACAATATAATTAATAGCTTGTCGATATAGAGGGTATTCATCGCTATCTTTATCATAAAAAGGGACGCCACTTAAATATAATTCTGTTTTCGCAGCGTCCACTAAGTTTTCAATAAAGTCATCTTCAATGTCAAAGTCTATATTCAACCATTTTTTCACTGAATTTATTTCTTCTTTATTCATTTAAACACCCCTATTCAGTGTAAATAGAAGCAGATTTAGCATTTGTTTCTACTTTAACCTTTTGGGGTGGCTTAGGGTGTTTCTTCTTCTATATTAGCAATACGGAAAGCACTATCTAAAGTACGTTGTTGATCATACCAAGCAGTTAAAACGAATAGATATTCGCCTTTTTTTACATCTTTATCTGTATCAAACGTTGTACCATTGTAGTTAATACCAAAGTAATTGAAATCTCCTATTACTGGTTTAACTGCTGCATCAGTAAATACAATTGGTTTACCAAATATTTTTTCAGCAGGAGCGTCAAAGAAATTAGTAGTACCGTTAGATAAAATATCAATAATTTTAATATAATCTGCATATCTCATATAAATCACTGAATTATCACGATAATCTTCATGTAAATCAGCTAAGGCATTAATGATAGCTTTATACATATTTGAACCAGCCACTTCTTTTACACTTCCATTATAAAATGACATATGTTCAATTCCAGGTTTAGGACTAGCAGCAAAAGCGTCTCTACGTTCTTTATCGGCTAATCCTGAACGTAAAGCATTCTCTACCCAACTAACTAATTCAACATCTGAACCATGAATTACAGTATCAGAAACTGCAGCAAATACTTTAAATTTGTATGTTTCGAATTTAACTGTGTCACCTTTTAGTTCCATTTCTTTAGCTGTTTCTGTATCTGTAATAAAATCATCGTCATCCAGTGTGTATGAGATACGAGGAATTTCTAATCCCTTAATATTTGTTAGACGTGCTTTTTCTCGCAACTGATTTCGAGCGAAAGGTTCTGAAACTAACTCTTTTGATAATGTAGTAGGTAAGAATTTGTCTCCACCTGTATCATTATCAGTTGGTAACGCATGCAATAAACGTTGTGCTTGTTCAGAAGGTTTACTGTATTCTTTTGGATTTAAGGCATGACGGTAAAATTCAGCTTTCGCTTTAATAATTTGATTTTCTTCATTTAATGACTGATATGCGTTTGTTTTATCTTTGAATTTACTTTGTTCTTTTTGTTCAATCTCTTTTACTTGAGATTCTACGATATCGTAACGTTGTTGTAATCCTGCTTTTTCTTCTTTTAATTGATTAACACTTTCCATATCAACATTCGGATTACTTGCCTTTTGACTTAATTCGTTATTTTTATCTTTTAGTTGTTCACCAATCATACCTAATGATTGTTTAAGTTCATATAATGTAGTCATATGTTATTCCTCCTAGAAATTGTATATTGTTTTTAAACTTTTACATTCTTTAATGATTTGTTCCCTTGCTTCTTTTTCCTCTGGTGACATAGTGTTTTTAGGCGTTTCAACCGTTTCTTTAATACTTTCAACATTAGTTATTTTGTCCACGTCTTTTTCTATATTTTCAGGAACGTGTTTAAATGTTTGATATATATCATTCGAAATACTAGCAGCTATTTCGCTAGCGCCTAATATTTCATCCGCTAAACCCTTTTCTAATGCTTCATCTGCCGTTAACCATGTTTCGGCTTCAAGCATTTGTTTTAACTCATTTTCTGATAAATTGGTTGCTTTATCTAAATAGGCGCTGTTACTAGATTGATCTGTTTTATCCAATAATTCAGCTGTCTCTCTTAAATCTTTCGAATTACCAATTGTCATAACCCATGAATTATGAATCATCATCAAACTGTTTTTGTGCATAAAAATAGTGTCACCGCTCATTGCGATAACACTTGCAATTGATGCTGCTAAGGCATCTACATATATATTCACTTTTGCTTTATGCATTTTTAACATGTTGTAAATCGCATGTCCTTCAAACACGTTTCCACCAGCTGAGTTAATATGAACATCTATTTCTGAAACATTATCTAATTGATCTAACTCTTTTTTGAAATCAACGGCTGTTACATCTGTGTCATCCCATTTATTAGATACAATATCCCCATAAATGTATATTTCACCTTTATTCTCCGCCTTTTTCTTCATCTGAAAGTAAGTTTTTTTCTTGTTCATTACTGTCACCTCCTTTCAATGTGTGTCTTTGTTCTGGCGGTGTATCAATCGGATATAAATCTCCACTAATTAACGGAGTATCGCCACCTTCAACAGGGGGTAAATCTTCCCATAATCGAATGTCATTAACAGTATAATAGCCACTACGCACAGCTTTAAAGTAAACTTCTGCTTGTGTTTTACTATCTGCACGTAAGAACGATTTAACATTAAATTTGAAGTAATACCCCATAGTCCGTCTATATTTAGTTAATAATTTTCGGTTAAATTCTTCTTCATACTGCTTAATAATTGGCAGTAATGTGTGTTGTAAATAGTAACGGTCAAGCTCTTCATTTGAGTTAAATGTCATTGCATTATTTGCATTCAAAAAAACCGATGGTATTTGAAACACATTTGCAATACGTTCGCGTGTTAAATTTTCTGTAGCTACAATGTCCTCAGATACATATTTTTTATCTAGTGGGTCAATTTCAACGCCTGGTTCTTGAAATAAAACGCCACCATTTTCTTCATAAAAATCTTTGAAGTTTTGAACGACTGATTTTCTCTTGTCATCTGATACATTCGTACCATATTTAAGCACAAAGGATTCTGGTTTCTCCATCTCTTTTAAATTAAAATTTCGAATAGCATTGTCAAAATCAGTAGTATTCTTTAAGACATCTACTGGGCTAATTCCTTGTACCATATTCGAACCAACAATGTGTTTGAAATGCATCATGTCTGTATTGTGGACAATTAATTTATTATCTGTTGCTGCGTGAATACTGTAATAAATGTCTTTCGATGTACTCTCAATTAATATTTCAACGACATCCGGATTGATTAAATAAAGCTTGTTAGGTTGATGATATATATCACGTTCAATTAATACATATGCATTTCCTTTTTCATTACGACACGTTTCAATTTGATTAATAAAGTCAAAACTACTAATTGAGCCATTAGGACTATCTGTAATAAGTAATGAAATGTCATTGGTAACTACTTCATAATTTTTATAGAGCTTTATAGGTATACTCGCCATTGAATTCGATAATTTAGTGATAGCTGCAAATATTGTTTCGTTAGTTTCTAAAGTGTTGCTGATAACACCCCAAAAGTTTTTATTACGCCAGGGTGAAAAATCATAAAGTTTTTCCTTACTTTGATCTACCCAATTATCTATCAATTTTTGTTTAACTTTACTAATTATATTTTGTTTAGCGATTGTCTTCACCTCCTAGCTCAGAAGTTCTTTCATACTAATAAATTCAATATTGCCATTGCCAGCGTCTGTTACAACTTTATTCATGATGTCTGTGTACGTATTTAATAACGCTGCAAAACCATCAATTTTACGATAGCGATTTTGTTTTGTTGGTAACCAATTATCATTACGGTCTTTAGTTAACTGAACATTATTGATATACCAACGCATCATCGGATTATTATTAAAAATAACTTTGCCATCTAAAAATAATTCATTTAAATCTTTTAATGCAGGGCTCAAAGTAATTGCACCTTGTCTTGTTTCCTCTGTTTCAAACCCATAATTTTTCAATTCTTGATTTAATTTAAAAGCATTAGCTCTGTCGTAAGTTATTTTTTCAACCGGGTAATGTTTATTCATTTCAATTATCCAATCGTACACTTTTTGATAGTCTACATATTGTCCCGGCGTTATCGTTAAATATCCTTCTTCTTCCCAATCTCTAAAAGGTATCTTTTCGTTTGCATATTTAACACGTTCTTCTGGCACCCAAGAATGAGAAATGACAGCTATATTTCCATCATCAAGTGCAAACGTTGCACAAGCTGAAGTGAAATCTTGTGTTTCAGACAAATCATAACCTATAGTACATGGTTGACCTTCTAATTCTTCTAAATTAATAACCTTGTTATTCTTTTTAAGTGTTTCATAATCAAGAAAACTCATTTCATCATTATTAACAAATATATTGAAACGTTTAGTAATAAAATCTCCACGCTCAGCAGGAACTCTCTTAGCTTTTTCCCAATCTTCTTTCATATCCTCTAAATCAATAGACACCCCTAAATTTGGATTTGCTTTCACCCAATTTTCAGGATTATCTAAATCATCATCTTGGTCCAATGAGGCTAAATAATAGAAAGTTCTTTCATCTTCAACAATACCATCTAATATATCTTTACCAGCTTCTACCATATCGACTAATGGTCCATCTAATTGATAACCAGCAGTTGTGATATAAACTAATAGTGGTTGCTTTCTAGATTGCCTAGAGTTCTTAATAACAGATATTAATTTATAGTCTTTATATTCATGAATTTCATCAAAAACCCCTATATGAGTATTCAAACCATCTAATTTTTCACTGTCAGCTGCTTGCGGTTCAATTTTAGAATTTGTTTTATCGTAATAAATAGCATCTCTTCTTGCTCTAAATTGCTTATTTAATTTAGGAGAAGCTTTTACCATCTTAGTTGACTCATCAAATAATAATCTTGCTTGTTTCATACCATTTGCTAATAAAACAACATCTGCTCCAGGCTCACCGTCTTCTGATACACCAAAATTAGTTAACCCAGATATAAGTGTCGTTTTACCGTTTTTACGACCAACAAATACAACACCTTCCTTAAAACGACGTAAGCGTGTTTCTTTGTCAACCCAACCGAATAAAGAACCAATGATAAAATGTTGCCAGGGTTGCAAAATTAATTGCCCATACGATCCTTTTGAGGGTTTACAAAACTTTTCAATGAATCTTATTGGTTTATGGCCTTTTTCTTCATCGAATTCCCATCTATGATTATTGCTTTTCAGGTAATCTAAATGTCTTTGGCATTCTTTTTTTACATAATTATTGGTAGTTATATTATTTTTAACTACTTGTTGCGCATACCATGTAGTAAGAAGCTTAGGTGACGGCTTATTTAACACTTTAATACTCACCGAATCCCTCCTCTTCTTCTACAATTTTTTCTCTTTGAGCTGCTGTAAGCCCTAATGACTTTAAAAGGTTATTAAGCGTTTGAACTGTTTTAGTTAATTCTATACTTAATGGGTTCTTAACCAAGTTAGTTGCTCCAGCTTTATTTGTGTGTTCATACATAAGATTCGATTCTTTTAACTCATCTCTCAAACGACAATAGAATTCATACGTTTCTAAGTATAAATTTATTAAAATGTCATCAGATGCTTTATATCCGTCTATATAGCTTACAAGCTGTTTTTTTGTTAATTGCAAAGTGTACCCCCCTTTCATGAAAAATCATTTGCGTTGCGAACGCCCTAACTTGCACCGGTCTCTTTGTTTTATTTTTAAAATTTAAGAAGCAGGGGGGGATTATTTTTTAGAAAATTATTTTAAATTTTTAATTCTAAACTTTAATTACTCTTACATTTTTTTGTTTTTCTTCCCCCGCAAAAACTTCTTTTTCATCTTTGGAATGGATTTTGTTATGACATGCAGAACAAACACACATCAAATTATCTAAGTCTAATGCTTTTTCATAATCACTTTTCACGTAAATAATATGGTGTACTAAATTGGCTTTAGTATTTCTATTCTTCCTTAAACAAATTTGGCATAAGTGATTATCTCTTTCAAAAGCCATCGCCTTGATGTTCTCCCAGTCTTTAGAATTGTATAATGCTTTAGACTTACGACTTAGTTCATCACTATCAGTTAATTTCTTATTGTATATATACTTGCCATACCATTCGTGTATCACTTGCATCACATGTTCTTTATTAGGTCTATCGCTATCATGTATTCTTTTCTTACATTCATCTAAAGATGTATCCATTCGTTTGTACTGAGTATTAAAGTGTGTCTCTATCTCACTCATTAACTTATATGAAAGGAATGTAGTAACGATATATAACACACCGTTATCTGATTGCTTAGCATGATCAATCATCTTATCTCTCATACTCATAACTAATGTATGTGCATTATCATTGTGTTGTTGATACTTTGTGCTAGTCATTGCATGTGTGAGTGCGTCATAGTCAAACACTAAATCATACTCAGTCATAGCATTACGAACATATGTAGTCTTGCCACTCATTGGTGCTCCATACACTACTACAATCTTCATGCCTTCACTTCCTTGTTCTATACGCATAAAGAAAGACACACCACTCAATGTGATGTGTTTCGATATAATATAGTATTGTTTATTTATAATTGTTAGTACCATTTGTATTCTAGCATTATCGCTATAAATATATTATATAAAATACTAATGATGATTACTAATTAGTGTTGATTGTGCTTATCCTGTTGATTGTGCTTATCCTGTTGATTGCGCTTATCCTGTTGATTGCGCTTATCCTGTTGATTGTGTTTATTGTGTTTATCTTGCTCATTAAGATACACATTCACGATATCTGTCATACGACTTTCAAAGTTTGTTCTACCTATATTCATTATCTTCTTAATTTCTGTAGGTCTCTTTCCTTTCTTAATTTCATAAAGTATATTTAGATTCTTATCATTGTCTATATGATGTTCGTATTTATCAATAAAGCTTACTACTTCAAGATGCTTATACAATATTCTATAGATTACATCATTACGTGTCACGATATCTAATACTTTATCGCTCGTTCCACCTTGAGCTTTAGGCATAGTAGACTCAACACCATACTGAGCAGTAGAGTTACTATCTAACTCATAACCTTCTTCAAGTAGTACATTCTTTCTCCAATGATATTCATATATCATTTCCTCTATTTGTTCTGCAGTATACATGACTTACCTCCAGTTACTGTTTAACTAATCTATTTATTACATCTTCTATTTCAGCCATTGCTATTAATTCCTTCATAGTCATATAACACCCTTTATCGTATTGATAATATAGAAGTGATATATAAGCAGGAACAATTGGCTGTGAATTTATTAGTACATTAATCGTTACATACACCTACTTCTTATTAATATATGCCTGAATATAATTCTTCAAGTGTGCCTTCTCATATCTAAGTTTAGATATCACATCACTTTGTATGCAGTTAGCTATGATAGATACAATTAACATGATTGCTAATGTAATTGCTATTATCCAGAACATTACTTACTCACCTCATAATCTCTCGGCACATCCGCCATATCGTTTGCTTGTTTCCTAACAATGATCTCGTATGTGATTGCTTTACTTAATTCGTATAAGCTTATAATTAATAATGGTTTGAGTATGTGTTTCATTCGTCGTCCTCCTTACTGACTCTCTCCTTAGCTTCTTCTGCACTCTCTGCATCCACCACAACAAATGTTTCATTGTCCTTAGCCTTAGTTGCATCCAGGAACACTTCATCTGTTGTGTGGTGTATTTTGCGTAATAGGTATTTTGTCATTTGATTACCTCCCATAATAGATGCAAGGTATTACTTATAGCGATACTAAGTGTTATAAAACCAACTGCAATAAATAACCAATATTTCTTATTGTGACCATTTCTTAAAAACTCATAAGATAATAGAAAGCACATGGTAGAAAATAACAATACTGCTATATTCACAACACTCACTCCTTGCCTAAGATTATTCGTACACGTTCAAGTATGTCTTTATCCTCGCAAGTCTGATTCTTTGATGAACGTGCCATTCCTTGTTTCTCCTCGTCTGTCTTTGATTTCATCATATGCGTACTGTAAACACTCCTGTAACGACCAACCATGTTGTTGTGCCAATATAATTAAAGTAACGACTGTATCGCCTATACCGTCTTTTAAACCATCTAGTTTGTTACGAGATAATGCTGCGCCAACTTCGCCACTTTCTTCCCATACTTTAAGCGCTTGACGTGTTGGGTCTGCTTTGTGCAAATCTTTATCTTTACTCCATTGTTCTACTTGTTTTACTAATTGATCTAATGTGTTAGTCATTTTGTGTCCTCCGTTTTGTTATTTTGATTTCTTAAACACTGTTTGTTAAAATTTTTTCATTGATTTTTATAAGTAAGAGGTGACTCAGCATTGAATAAAGAACCTAGTAACTTCGTTATAGCAATAATCACAATTTTAATATTCTTAATGTATTTAGCACCTTTCTTATCTATGGCTTTTGAAAAATTGAATTCTCTATAGTGAAATATAACTACTCCCCTTCTAGTTCCTTAATAAAGTTAACCAAGTGTATATAGTTATATGAATAAGGTGATGCAAACTTCATATCTCTTATGTGGTTGGTTAGGGTGGTGTATTTGTCTTTCCAATATCTAACTTCTCCATCACAACTCATTAACTCGTCGTGACGTTCTAAAATGTTTTATTGCGCTATCTTTATCGGTTATTGAGTCCACTTTTTCTGGTCCGTACTTTTCCATTAATTCTCTTAAATCATCTTTTAATTCATCGCTCATATATCATCACTTCCAAACATAATAATACTGCCTTTCATTTTCTTAGTTGGTAACATTAAAGCCAATACTACGATTGTTTCGCCGTTTCCTACGTCCATTGGCATACCTTCCGGAAAGTTTTTCATTTGTTCATTCAATTCACCTATTAATTCAATTGGTATTCCAACTTGTCGTTGTTCATTTTCTGTAATTGCAATCATGTTTAACGTTTCCACTCGCCATCACTCCTCTACTCACCTTTAGTCATAACCATAAAAAATATAATGAATATGATAATCACAGTCCCACTTGATACTATGTCTATCATCTACTCCACCAACCCTTTATCTTTAGTCCAAATAAGTGTTAATGTTAAGTCGTCGTTTGGAATATAAATAGCTTCTACATGCGTCAAATTGAAACCATTCACGCTTTCATTTGTCCATTCGTTATAACCACCATGTGTATTTCTAGTTATCAGTCTAGGTATCACTGTATCTTCATCAATTTCGATTTCTTCTTCGACTGTGAAAGTATTGTCCTGTGTTATAGTACATGGGACTCTTACACCCGTTCCGTCTGCAAGGAATGACACATAAGGGGCAAATCTAACATTTTCATCATCAATGTTATAAGCTCTCCCTTTTACTAACTCTGGATTATCAAATCCCCACTCAATCAACTGTGGTAAGTTTAGTTGTTTCTTAGTTTTTATTTTCATTTTCATCATCCTCAGTTTTGTAAAAATTATCACTTAAAAATTCTTCCAACATATCTTCTTGATGTGGTTTCAATTCAATACCTTGTCTTTCTCCTACAAGTAAAACTAATGCCATTTCCATCGCCTGCATTCTCTCTTCATTCATTCCTCAACCCCTCCATCGCTTTCCTGTTATGTTCCTTATCTTCTGGCAACACTGCCATGACAATGCTGTGTGGATTTACTGCTATTAAGAATCCTTTAACTCCACAATCTTTTAGTAGCTTTGCCATTTCGACAGTATTTCTGCCTTTAGTATCAAGTTTGTATTTAGTTTTAATTGTGTCAGAAAGTATCATGATAATTTATACTTCTCCATCACAATGTCATACTTCTCAACAAACTTATATCTGTCTTGATGCAACTTATTACTCCATTGTGTTAACTCATCCATAAATTTAAGTTGTTTCATGTAATCGTTAAACTCAAATTGTGACTGTTCCATACTGCCTATTGCTTTCCAGTATCTACTTGTACCAATTTCTGCGTTATAACTTGTGTTACTGGCTCTAAGAAATGACTTATAGCTTTTATCAGCAAGTTGTAGCAGTTTCTTTATCACGACATCTGAATGCATAGTTAATAATTGTCCTGAGTTCATCTACTTCACATCCCATACTTCGAATGCACGCTCTATCATATCTCTAGCTTTAGCAATATCTTCCTTGCCATTTTTTCTAGGCGCTCTACCGATATATTGAATGGCTTGTCCTATCCATGCAGCAACTACTGGATTATAGTGTTTGCAAATAGCTTCAACGATTTCATACATTTCAAAATCCTCAAATTGATAGTAATCTGGTTTAACATTTTGTTCGTTACGCTTACGTTGTTGTACGTCGTTGGATTGTTTATGAGATATAATTTCTTCATTAGGACCAACTGTTGAATTACTGTAACTATATATCTTACCTGGGTTAGGCGTGCTCACACGCTCCGTCTTACTCTCTATATAGTTACTCCACAAATCAAAGTAGTTACTATCATCAAAATGGTAAAAGTTACCAAGTGAATCAATACCTGCTTCATTCTTATCATCTTCGTTAAATATAATTTCATCCACACGTCCAACAACCGTCATTCCTTCGCTATACTCACTCTTGCCTAAGTCATACACAATAACGTAATCATTTATATTCAAGTCTCTTATCTTCATCTAACGTACCGCCTTAGGAAACGCATCATATTTCATTAAATCATCCACATATTTACAACGTGGATACGGTGGTTGCGGTGTTCCGTCGTACAACCAAGGTCGTTCTTCTCTTTGCTTTTCGTCTCTCAATCTTTCTCTGGTCTTTCTTGCCTTACTTTGTAAGTAATTAATATTCTGTGCTTCTCGATAATCTTCTAATCTAACGCCTCTCGGTACAGAATAAGCCTCTTGAACTGTCCAACCATTTTTCAATCTTGTACGAATATATTTAATCCCTAAACCTAATGCTTCTGCTTTAGCTTCATGCTCTGGGTGAACAAAAAATGTATATCCTGCTACTGTTATTTGTTTCATTCTCAATACTCCTTTACTTGTACGTCTGACACGTCTCTAAACTTAATATCTTCAAAGCCTAATAGCTCTGGATTGTTTGCATACTTCTCATACGCTTTATCTGCTTCTACATCTTTTATATCTTCTAAGTCATAGTTGCCTGCTACTGGTACAACGACTTCTTGTTCAACCTCTACTCTAATTTGAAGTGTGATTGTTTCTTCACTCATTTAGATCACTCCAATACTCTAATTCCATAATCACTTTCGGAGTTTCTGCATACTTTTTAAAACTTCTTATCTCTACTATTTGATTGTCGTCTTGCCACACATGACCGTTTGCAGCATCCAATACAGTTTTAATTAAGTTATCAATGTCTGGTTTCGTTCTCTTATACTGTCCTACCATTGCCACATGTTTCTTCTTACTCCACGACTTGAGCAGTGGAAAGTGAAACTCAATTGTTAATCTAATTGGCTTATCTATCATCATGTATGGCATCTGTTGTCTTAACATTTTCTTATGGTTTGTATATTTAGCAGGCATGTATGTTTGTACAAATCTTCCTGCATTTCTAAATCTCGGTCTAGGTGATGCCATAGGAGCATCTACTATAAGCTCTATACGTTTCATTTAGTCACTCCTACATGTAATCAAATATGCTTGTTTGATCTGCACGTTCTAATCGGAATGTGCGCTTGATTGCTTCTAATCTCTCGTCACTTACAATGTATTCATCTATGTCGAAATGCTTATGCAATCCAAATACACGGTTTCTATTATTATCTAATGGGATAACGTCGATAGTTATATTGCTATTGTTCTGTTTCAATCTGTATTCTGTACTCAATCCCATTTAACTCACCTCGCGAATAGCGTTTATTGTAGTGCGTTTTACTTTCTCTGCGAACAATAATTCATCTAACGTTATTTCGTCTCCGTGTGCCCCATCTATGAACTTCTGTGCGTACATATCGCTTAAGTTTGGAGCATCTAAAAAGTCTTTTACATATTGAATTGTTTTTACCATGCGTCTCTCTCCCTGTAGTCATCACCAAGAACTCTCACTTGGCGTGAATTATGTTTCATTCTTGAATTAATACGTTGCCAATTCATATTTTGATTTAATTCCTTATCACTAAAGTTAGTAGTGAATATGTTATTCTTACCTGCTCTGTTATCTACAATGCTGAATAGTTTGTTTAATGTATGTTCAGTGTTCTCTACACCTATATCATCTAGTACAAGTAAATCTATACTACTTAGTAACTTAACGAGTTCGTCTGTCGTTTCATCTGCATTTTTATTGTAAGTAGCTTTGATACGATCCATTAACATTGGTATGTGCATAAATGCTACGGAATAACCTTGAGCTTTAATCGCTTTCGCTATAGAATAGGCTAGATGCGATTTACCAGTACCGTATGAGCCTTGCATGATTAATGACTTAGGTTTATCTATAGAAAACGTTTTGACGTACTCTATAGCTGTTTGTTTAGCATCTGTTTGTGATTGGTTCTGTGGTTGATAGTTATTTACTGTGGCATCCTGTAATGAGTAATTAACATTAGATTGATTAAATATATTATTGATTGCTTTCTGCTTACGCTTTTTCTCTGCTTCTATTCCTGCTGCAATCATGCTACATTCACAACCGTCTCGGTATTCGTAACCACTACCAAACTTGTGCAAGTCATACTTGTTACCGCACTTCTCACAATACAGGCCTCTTTCTATCTCATTAGCTTCATATTGCTTAAGCGTTTCCGTTATTTTAGGGCTTAACATTTTTTTCATTTAATCACTCCTAATCCCAATAACTAAGGTCGTACTTCATACGTTCTAGTTGGTCTTGTCCTGTCGGTTGTGTTTCTTCTGTAAAGTCATTCATATAGCTTTCTTGACTTAAAAATGTTTTAGGGTACTTTTGATACTGTTTATTAGTTATAGTCTTTAGGTACTCTCTAGTGCCGTCCATGATAGTTTCATAACTATGCTTCTTGAGTGCTGATTTAAATAAGCTAAATGCTTTTTTCTTATCTAGCTTTTTATCATAAAGTTTCCACCAATTCTCAAAACGTTCACGCGTAACGTCAGTTGCGCTAGTATTAATTGTCTGACTGTTATTTGTAATACTGTTAATTGTAGAACTGTTAATTGTAGTACCTACGTTTTGTCCCGGTAGATTTCTTCCCGGTAAGTTTTGTACCGGTACGAAATGACCTGATACGGGGTTGTGTTCTATTGTATAAATGTTTTTACTAAAGCCATTGTTTGTTCGTTCTCTTTTTATTGATAAGTAACCATTATCTTCAAGTTGTTTTCTGTACTTCTGAAACCTTTTACCACTTATATTAAGCTCGTGACATATTAAACTTACTCCAGGAAAGGCTGTTTCATTTGCTCCAGCATATGCAGACAAGTAACTATACAACGCTTTAGCTTCTATACTTATACTTGTATCTTTCATTACTCGTTTGAATACTAAGCCATAACCAGTAATGGAACTCTTGATACTATCGCTCATTGTTTCTCACCTCTTAACATGCTGTTTAACTTTTCATCCACATTCACCCAAGCATTTTCTAAATGATGTAGTTTATTAAAACTATCCATTCCTATATTGTGCTGTTGATTATGGTGGAATCTACATAATGCTAATACTTTGTTTCCGTAGTGATTTATCTTGTTTCTGTTACGTCCTCTACCTACTGTTTGATAGTGTGCTAAATCTGCATTTTTAGCGCCACACACAACACATATTCTGCTTATAGTAGATTTATATATAAAATAGTTATCGTTGCTCATAAGGTCGCTAGTAGCCTTATTCATAGGTATGTCATGAGTGAATACAAAGTCTAAGATTAACTCTATTAATTCACTGGCTTGTCTTCTGCTACAGTTGCTTAATGAGATAGGTTCATAACCATGTAGAAACTCTAATTGTTTTTGAAACATGTAACGTAGATAATCCATTGGTTGACCGTAGTGATTGAATATATCTCTTACCATTGCGAATACTTTTCTACGTTGCTTATCCGTTATCTTGTACGGATCATTCACGATTACATCGCACTCTACTTCTAGTCCGTTATCTAACAGTAAGAAGTCTTTGTTTTCTAAAGTTACACCCTCGATGACAGCAGTTATTGTGCCGTCATCTTGCTGGATGTAGTTTTTTATAATTGCCACTTAAATCAGTCCAATCAGAAAGGTAAAGAATCATTATCGATATCTACACCGTTTGCAAATGGGTTGTCATTGCTTGGCTGTTGCTTATTAGTACTTGACTGTTGCCCTTTTGAAGCATTTTGTTGATTGTTGTTCCCTTTAGGTTCTAAAAATTGAACACTGTCCGCTATTACTTCTGTAACGAATACTCGTTTCCCTTCATTATTTTCATAACTACGTGACTGTATACGGCCATCAACGCCTGCTAAGCTGCCTTTGAATAAGTAATTGTTTACATTTTCTGCTTGTTTTTTAAACACAACTACATTGATAAAGTCTGCTTCACGTTCTCCTTGAGCATTTGTAAACGTTCTGTTAACAGCTAAGGTAAAATTCGCCACATTCACTCCAGATGGTGTTGTTCTGAACTCTGGATCTTTAGTTAAACGACCAACTAACACTACTCTATTTATCATTTTCATCATCCTTGTCTAATTGTTTTAGTCCTGCATCTAATTTTGCATGTGCATTTGCAATTTCTTTTTGCGATACTTTGTTGATATTAGAAATACCTAACCAACGCATTGTTTTATCTAATGTGGCATCTCGTCCCTTTTCTTGTGAGATACTGACAAATTGATTTATCTTTTCTTCTAACTCTGTTATGTCATTGTCACTTGCACTCGGCACTTCTTCACCGTTATAGATATATAAACCTAATCCGTGTAGTGCTGCTGCTTTAACGAAGCATCTTTTCATTGCTTTGTTAATATCAAATGGTGTTGCGCTACCTTTGGATAACGCTTTGTTTCTAAAGTCTAATACTGGCAGCCATTCAGTTTCAGTTTGTCCTTTTACAGTTACTGACGTTTGTATAAAGTAACCTTCTGGTGTAGCAAGAAACGGTACAAAATAATCATCTCTGTTTACATCTGGATGTGGGAATTCGTGATATTTTGTTGTGTATGTTGGATCAATTCGTTTTAATTCTTGATGTGCATATGACCAAGCTAAGTACGTTAAGCCATTTTTCTTCTCTACATGGTCGTTCACATTCTTTGAATTAAGTTGATTGAATAATGTTTGTTCAGTCATTGTCTTCCTCCGTATCTACAAAATATGATGCTGGATATACTTTCTTTATCGCTTTGTGCCTTGTCATGTCTATTGAAGATTTTTCTGTGCCATCAAACTCACGTGCATCGCCAATATAGTTTGAATATTTAATAGTTGATTTTTTATCAATTGGTTTATTACTTATATATAAGTCGTCAAAGTCTGTCCTTGCTTTAATTACGTAAGTTATAATATCCTTCGCCATTTGACGAAACACCTCTATTTTGTGTATGATTAATTTTGAATATATTTTCGAATACTTTATTTCGACTGATTGCTATCGCTAGTAGCTTTCAGTCTTTTTTATTGTGTTAAGGAACCAGTCCCAGCACAAATATGATAGGAAACTTAGTAATACTGAAAATGTAATGCCTAAGAAAAATTCTTGTACTGTCAGAGCTACAATTAATGTGATGACTGGCATTGTTAGTATTGTTAAAAACATCCTCATGCTATCCCTCCTTACAAATGTTTTTTATGTCTTGTTTTCAAAAATTCAATAAACTTTTCAATGTCTATTAAGCACATAGTTGCTGAATAACTAATGTATAAATCTTTAATCCCTTTATCGTCCTTTTTATAGTCATTTAAGATGTTATAAGTTGTGGCTTGGCTAAAATCAAAAAGTTTATGAATATTTGTAGCTCTTGCATATAAAGGTTTAACGAATACTTCATTACCTGTTAAAGTATTTTCTGACGTTGGTGGCGTTATAATTTTAGGCATAGTACCAACTCCTTTCTGGTATAATTGATTTATCGCTACTGCGATAGTGGGTGGTGAATAATTATGGATCCAATTTTTGGCAAAGGTTTAGATAAAGTTATTGAAGGTGCGTCTGAAGGCCCTATAAAAACTTTAAATTTAACTTGGGATTTAATCTTTGGTTCTTATCACACTTGGATAAACAAAATTCAGCATAAAAGAGAAATTGATTTAAATGAATTCAAAAAAAATATAGAATCCAATCTTAAAGATATTCCTGATGAAAATTTAAAAGAACCAAATATTTCTTTACTCGGGCCAGCTATTGAAGCATCAAAATTCTACATAGATGAGAAAGTAATAAGAAATTTATTTTCTAACTTAATTTCTTCTTCAATGGATAATCGTAAAAATGAAGATATCCACCATTCTTTTGTAGAGATCATTAAACAAATGTCTGGTGATGATGCAATACTATTTGAACATCTCAGTAAAAAAGTAGTTATTCCAGCTGTTACTTACAAAGCAGTTAGAAATTCTAAAGGTGATAGCATAACTTTGTCCGATGTAGTTATTAAAGACTCTCCACTAAGTTATCGAGATACTGAAATGTCATTAGTTAATCTAAAACGAGTTGGTTTAATAAATATAAATATAGGAATCAATAGTTTTACTAACGAAAAACTATATGAAGCTTTCAATGAACCAGTTATGATAAATGCTTTTATTGAGAGGTTCTATAACAAAGAGCAAGAAAGGTATTCACAGTTGTTTAAACAAATTGGAACTTTTGGTTTTTCTGTTTTAGCCAAAGATAACAATCTCTCTATTGATCAAATTTATAATTTATGTAAACCATCTAGCATTGAATTTAGTAAAGGTACAATCCATATCACAACATTTGGACAAGCTTTCGTTAATTGTTGTATAAATTGAATGGTTTACCTATAGCTCTTTTATATTCGATAACACTCTTAATCTCTTCCGCCAAGATGACGATTAGGAGTGTTATTTTAAATACTTGTTTTAAGTTCATTCCATTTCCTCCTTTCTGCTATAATCCTAAATAGAGGTGATAATTATGGACGTCGATTATATTTGTCAATTTTTAGAAAATAATGACGATATGTTTTTAAAACTTCATTTGATTAATGGTGATCAAATAATAGTAGAAGCTTTATCCGATACACCTTCCGTTTCAGGTAGTCTATATGTTGAGAAACCTGAAAAAGTTACAGTTAACTTAGATAAATTAGTTTGGGTCGAGTCCTTGAAAAAGTAATTTAATGTTCAAGATCTGAAGTAGTATCAAATGGAAGGCCTTCTTCAATTAATCCACTTATTGTCGATTCAGCTTTTTCTAATTCACGAATCGCTTTGCTAATTTTTAATTGTTTTATTTCAAGGTCTTTCTCATTGATAATTAAACGATGTACTACTTTGTTTCTTGTTTTATTAAGCACCTTTTTAGTAACTATTGCCGTAGTTGCTATTAAGAGTGCTTTTGTAATTGATTCGTTCATTCCCTTTCCTCCTACTCTGATAAAAATTTATTGATAAAGTATTGCTGACCTTTGCCAGTAATTTTTGTTATTCTTGTAATTTGGCTCGAACCGTCTGGATTGTTAATCGTGCGTTTCTTAATATCCATGATTTCTAAATCTGCGCTGCGTTGTGTAGGTAAATTGTAGTTCTCCCCTTTTTGTTTGATGAGATAGCCATTCTCTCTCATCCACTCGAACAATCTGTTTTGACCTATGTCTATTCCATTTTGTTTAAGTAGTTTTGCTAACTCTCCTACTAAAATTGAACTTTGACTACCAACTACAGAATCTGCGAACAATACTTTAGGTTTATTTTCTTCTACTTGCGCTTCTAACTTTTCCACTTTATTAGTTTGAATTTGTAATGCTCGCTCAACTATCATTTCTGGACTGTTCCAAGCATCTTCAATTCTTATGAAGTGTTGTCTAACTGCTCTTCCAATTTCGTTACGTTGAATCATTGCAATTTCTTTAGCAGTGTCTATTGTTAACGCATGATCTATATAAGTAGTAACGTTACCTTGAGCTGTTACTCTTTTTTGAGTAATAGCTACAAAATCAACATTTTCTTGATATCCATAACCTTGCATCCTTTCAAACCAATCGTTATATCTTGTTTTAATTTCTAGTGCTTCATGTAATTCACGGCCACTAATTGCAATTTCACCATTTTCTTTTTCTTGAATATTGAACATCTGTGATATGTTAGGTTTGTTTTGTAAATCCTGCATTTAATTTCCTCCTTTAATTAGTTCAATTATATTGAACTTTACGATTAAAAAAATATACTGGTAAATCTTTTATTGGTATAGATAACAGTTTGCATGTTTTTTCCATTTCCAATTGTTTCCATCCCACTTTGTTATTTAATTTTAATGATAGACTTCTTTCAGATATACCTAAGTCATACGCAAAAGCGTATCTATTGCCATACTTTTCAACAATCTTCCCATTTAATAATGAGTAGTCAAAACACATGGTTTCACCTCTTTTCTAAGTTCAATAATTTTGAACTACAAATAACTTAACACACTAAATAAAGACTTTCAACATAAAACTTCAAAAATATTGAATTTTTCCCTTGAACTTTTGTTCAATTGAACTTATACTATAACTATACTAATGAAGGAGATTGATAACAATGACTTCTAATTTTAGCAATCGCTTAAAACAAGCGTTAAAAGAAAATAAAATGAAACAAGTAGACGTTATAGAAAAATCTAAAATGTATAAAGAAGAATTAGGTGTTCAAATATCAAAAACAGATATAAGTCAATATGTAAATGGGAAAGTTAACCCAGGGCAAAACAAATTATATATATTAGCTAAAATCTTGAATGTTAGTGAAGCTTGGTTACTCGGATATAATGTTGAAAAAGAAAGAATTGACGATGGAACTAGAAATAAGATGAATAAACAACTAGAAACTCTGCCAGTGAAACAGATACCAGTTGTTTCTAAAATATCTGCTGGACTACCTATTTATTCTGAAGAAAATTTAATAGATTATACATACATTGCAACGAAAGATTTAAACGAAGAAAAAGAACTGTTCGGTTTAAAAGTTTCTGGCGATAGTATGAATAAGATATTTCAAGATGGAGAAGTAGTAGTTATAGAAAAAGATTCTGTTATTGAGAATGGGCAAATAGGTGTAGTTATGGTCAATGGCTATAATGGCACATTAAAACGTATTAGGTATAATGGCGACCAACTTATGCTACTTCCTGAATCAACTAACCCAGAACACCTACCTCAAGTATATTCAGATGAAAGTGAAATTAAATTTATCGGTAAGGTAGTTGCAAGTGTTAAAAAGTTTTAATGGAGGTTATTTAAATGATTATAAATAATGAAGAGTTCGGGTACGTTCATATAAATACAACAAAACCGGAAGCTGAAATGACAGAAGCTGAAATCGAAGAAATATATGAGTATTTAAGAAAACATAAAAAAGAAAGACATAAATTACTTGAACAACACCGTAAAGTAATGGAATCTAAAATTACTGATAGGACCAAAACGTAATTTAAGGAGAGTATACAATGAAGGAACCAAACAATAATAATCATAACGGAAAATTCGTTGAAGTTTGGAATACAATAATAAATTGGATTAAAGGAAACAAAGTTAAAACAGCAATTATCATATTTGTATTGATACTAGGTTTTAGTTCTGTTCCAGGTGAAAAAGATAAATCGGAATCAAAAGATACAAAAAAAGAAACAAAAATTAAAAAAGAATCGGAAACTAAAAGAGAAGTAACAAAACAAGGAGAAGAAAACAGTGGGAAGGACCAGCAATCACATAACAAAAATAATGAGGAAACAAATAGTGATATTCAAGAAAATATAAAACCTAAAAATAATACTGTATATGGTAAGTTAACAGATACTAAAGCAAAAGAAGTTGCTGGTATGTATTATAACCAGGAAGATGACTTAAATTATATAGTAGGAGATCTGTCTCTTATACACATCT